AAAATATAAATACTTTTCCATTTTTATATAAAGTTTATAAGGTTAATAATTAAGATTTCTTGATCAACATGTAACGATTCGCAGCAAACCCTTCAAAACCTCTCTCAGTTCTATAGTGAGATTTAAGTCTATCTTGAGTCTCTGTCTTATTCTGTAGAACCGCAGAACCTGTTAACCAGTGTTCCATCTCTCTTGAATAACCATTAGCAGCTTTATATCTAATTCTCAACGAAGGAATTTTATCTCCAGATTTAGCATCCTTTTGAGTATCCATAGGGATACAGATACCATAGCCTGGGTAGTTCATTCCAGAAGCCCCTAGTAATTTAGGGTGATTAAATACATCATAAGTTTTCTTATGAAATGTATATCCACCTCTGTTGAAAGAATTAAATCCAAGATTCAACGCCATGTTTTTGTTGTTTTGGAAAGTACCATAATTGGCACCACCAGCAGCGTATGCACCTTGAGAAGCTAATAAGTCATCAATATCTAAAGATAAATCAATACCAGCGTAAAGAGCATATTCTTTAGCACCTTTATATTTATCTAGAGATTTAACAATAGCGTCAAAATCAGCCATTGTGATTGAGGCAGCACCTAAATCCATTGATTGACCTTTATTTTCAATAAATGGTAATAAACCTTCAGTCATTCTTAGTCCAGTATTTGAACCATCTGTGATGTCAGGATTGTTATTTGTTTGACCAAGTAACATCATTAATTCCATTTGGTCTTGAAATCTTTTGTAAGTATCAGCCTCACCTTTTAAATACCAAAGGTATCCTGAGCCCATTTTTTCGTTATCTACTTTAAAGTAAATTACGTTAGTAGCCTCAGTACCAGATACAACGAAAGAATCCTTCATAATCATACAGTCGTTTGAGTATGTATGAACCCTTGGCATTAAACCAGAAGGCTGTGAAGTATTTTCGTTATACATGTTACCAATAATACTGTATCTCTGAGTGTTTGCATTACCCATTGAAAGAGCATCATCAATAGCCCACATTGTTATAGTAACACCTGAAACAGATTGAACATAACACATATCACCATTAGCACCCAAAAGGATGTCACCAGCTCTAACTGGGTGGTCATCTGTTGTTATATCATTTGTTCCTGATTCAGCATTAACATTGTCCTCTAAAACTAGAGTAAATGCAGTTGCCCCATCAGGGTCACTAATTGTAGGTGAAGTTAATTTCACTGAATTGTGAATAAAAGCTTCCTCGTAATGCGAGAAAGTTGTTTGAGTTGCCTCCTTCTTTGCACCCACTAATTCTAAAAGACCAGTTATACCTTGATTACCATATCTTTTGATAAGGCGTTCATCAACTTCTCTTTTGTGCATAGCTAATGCAGTTGAAGTAAGGGCACTCACGTAATTGTCCTGTGTCGCTAAGGCTACAGCAGTAGGGTTTAAAACCATACCTGAGCCCAACGTAGCACTACTAGGAATATTTACAGTTGCCATAATTTTATAATTTTTTAGTTAAACTTCTTGTTATTAATTAATCGCCAAATATATGTTTAGATATTTGGTCAATAACAGAGTTTCCCTTTCTAGATGGAGTATTTTTAACTGGTTCAAAAGAAGGATTTTTGATTTCTCCTAAAACCTGTTCAGCACCCTTGGACCTATATTGATTAGCAACAGACCTTATTATATTGCCTTGTAATTTCATGGCAATTAAGTCTAAAGCTAATCTTTCTCTGTCCCAGTTACCTTCTTGGTCTCTGTAGCCATCAAAAAAAGTATCTAAATTTTCTAATGTATCAGTTACAACATTTCTATCCTCATTAGTGAGTTGATAATCAAAGGTTTCGCCACTTTCATCAACTTTAAAAGATAATGAATCAATATCATCTAATTCATCATCCATATCGTCTAAAAAGTCTACTCTAGCATCCTCCATTTCTTCGTAATCTTCCTGAGTCATCTCTCCATCATTTTCTGCTGGAGACCAATACTCATCCTGAAGGTCTATCAACTCTTGTCTAGCTGTAGCACTATCACGTTTTAAATGAATTTTACCTAGTTCAGTGTCTTCCTCTGAATATTTATCCTTTCCTTGTTTATAAGTATTACTATAGAATAAGTCAATCTCCTTTTGCGTTAAATCTGGATTTTCTAGTCTTAGATATTCTTTTACTACTCCCTCATCAGACATTTTTTCGTAGTCTTGAGTTTGTGTTAAGTAGTAATCCTCAACGTTTCTACCTGTCTCTTTAACAAATCTGTTTAGGTTTGCTATCTGGTCGCTAGCAAATTCAGGTCTGTTTTCTTCTGGAGACTTTAGGTCGTCAAGTAATTCATCCATGTTGTCATAATCTGTTCCATACTTTTCGTTTAAAACAAATAACGCATCATCATCATCCAATTCTTTAATATTACTATCATCTTGGATTGGTTCACTTTGAGGGCTTTCTTGTTGCTCCTCCCCATCTGTCAAAGAACTCTGTGTTTTTTCAGGTTCCTCATTTTGAGCTTCCTGTATTTCTTCTAAAGGATTTTCACTTTCTGTTAAGTCAATGATGTTTGAGTTTTGCGTCATATCCCCAGAGTTTATATCTGGAGATGATTCGTTAACCATTTCTACATCTGAACCTGTTGCTTCAGCAAAATCCTTTGCTATATCAAAATTGTCGTCTGCCATAATAAATTAAATTAAATTAGTAATAATTGCAAATATATGTATAATTTTTTTATTCTAATAAGTTTTCAGGAGATAAATCTTCTTCTGGTGCTGAAATGTTTTCCTCAGTGATTGGTAAAGCTCTATCCCTCTTCTGTTCAATTATTCTAGATTGTGTTACTGCAGCCTTATCCTGACCTTTTAATTTCACCTCTCCACTAACACTTGCAACTTTTTCTTTACCTGAATTATTAAGAGCAATTTCCTCCATTCTTCTTTGGTGTTGCATTCCATCTAATTGGTCTTTTAATTGATATTCTGCCTGTAACTCTTGTATTCTAGATTGTGATTTAATTTGAGCTGATTGCATTTCCATTTGAGCCATTATTTGTAATTCTTGTTGCTTCATCATAGCTTGTTGTTGTGCAGCTTGTTGTTGAATTTGAGCATTCATCATTTGTTGTTCTTTAGCTTTTCTTTCTTCCTCTTCTTGATATTTCCTTCTTCTGTGCATTAAAACTTGGTTGGCTAGCTTAATGTTTTTTACTGACCTAATAAAAATAGCGTCCTCTAACCTTAACTCCTTTTGAGCAATAGATTGTTGTATGTTAGCTTCCATAGCTAATTTCTCTTCTTGATTAGGTGCTACTTCTAAAAGTATACCATATTCGTGCATGCTTATATCTCTATTGGAAGAAAACATTCCCATACTAGCTTTCCCTAATGCGTTTTCATAAGATTTATATTTAGATTTGTTTTTATACATATCTTGTAATCTTAAACAAATACACTCTGCTGTTCTTTTAGTTATTGATAAATGACCATCATTTATATTTTTCGTGGCATTATTAGATGCCATTATTTGTAGTTTTTGAACACCAACTAAAGCATCACTAGATGGTTTTGCTCCTTCTCTAGCTTCGTTAACACCAGTCACATCTCTAATCATTTGTAAGTTATGTTGATATATGGTAACTAACTTCTGCATATCACCACCTATACCATTTTCTAATTCTTGAACAGGAATGGTGCTCGTAGGTTGACCATCATCATTTAAAGACCTATAATATATATTACCTGTTTGGTCAAATATTTCTTGAAGCTCCATTGGTGTAAAAGTTCCTCCATCACCTTTGGACACATTTTCTAATGAGCCTAATTCAAAAGCAGCACCCTTTGGCCTAGCTTTAGCAATAATTTGTTGTAGTTTAAGGTGAGCAAGTTGTATTTGGTCAGCAAATGGAATCATTCTATCAACAAGAGATTTGTTGTGCATTTTGTATATTCCAGGTGCATATATAATATATGATAATTTAGTTTCAGTTAAGTTAGATTTTTTTCTAACCATATTCTTTGCCATACCATAATTAATTAAATGGTCTGTTCCACATACCCATATTCCAGAATAAACAACCTTAACAGAAGTTTTAATTAATTCTCTTTCAAATTTAGATTTTTTTGGTTTTTTATATTTAAAATCTTTTTTTCTTAATGTATACCCACCATACGAATTTTTTTTCTTAATGTATATCCACCATATGAATTTTTTTTCTTTTCATACTTTAATTCATTAACAGACATAAATTCAGCATCAAGAACAGTAACCCTAAATTTATCATAGTAATATTCATAATTCTCTTCATTAACATAAGACTCATAATTAGAGACTATGCTTTCATTTTGATTTTTTCCTGCGAACTTAGAAGCTATATCTTCATAATCAGCCTCACTTAATTGGTCTCCAG